GTCTGTAGTTTTTTTGATGATGTCTTTTTGATATTCATAAAGCTTGATCGGTATGAGTCCATGGTCTACGTGAACAATTTGAATATACCGCTCAGCAAAATATATCGGGTCTTTCGCGCACTTGATGAATTCTTGGACCATTTCTTCGGTCCATTCAATCGTTACGCCTTTTCTTTTAAGATTAACGTTACCGAGATATGAACGGTAATCGATAATATCCTGAATATCAGTCGCCATCTTTATTCATCAACTTTAGCAGCTCGCTAGTAGAGCCTACAAAAAGATTATTGTTGACTGTTTCTTTCTTGTCTTCTGGTTTTTCGCCTGTTAGTTTTTGTTTCTTTTCATGCATACCTAATAGATCGTTGTTCATGTCGCCCATCGTCTTAATCATAGTAGCGAGAACTTCGTATGCTCGTGGATGTTGTGATTGATCTGCAACAGCAAGAAGCTCGTCAATAGCACTATGACCTTTCTCAATTAAATCATAGAAATTTTGACGGACATATTTGGTATCGTTCTCTACTTCTTTGTCGGTTTCATGCAGAGATGGTCGATATGTAGTAGGCAACTTTTCTTCATTTCCAACCTCTACAATTGTCGTCGTTTTAATATCTAAAATATCATCTAATTGTTCATTATCTTTCATTTCTTTATCCTTCATTGATCAGGATATGGAGTTTGAATTGTAGTAGCAAATCCATAATTTGAGTTAGCAGCGATGCCGCTTGCTGGTATAGATTGTAAATCTGGTGTAGATATAGTAACAGTAGGCGTACTTGTATAACCCGAACCACCGTTTGTTACTATAATACTCTGAATAGAATCTGAACTATCAACCACTGCAGTAGCAGTAGCGTTGGCGCCACCGCCTCCCGTAATATTAACTGTAGGATTCTGATAACCTACACCATCATTTACTATTGTAATAGAAGTGACAGCTCCATTAGTTATGCTTGCGATCGCTGTTGCTTGTTCGACATTTAAACTGGTGTATACTGTAGGTGTATTGTTGGCTAATAAACCGGGTTGATTAATTAAACGTGACGCTACATCTAGATCAGGATCAAGACCAGCTGGAGCTAAAGTAATATCGTCATACAATGTCGAGTCAAAAATTTGTGTGTTTGCTAAATTAATTATTTCTTGTTTATATACTGGTCCAAAAAACACACCTTTCATTGTAAAATCTAACTGCCAAATTAAGGCGCGACGTTCTTCAAATGCGCCTTCATACACATCGTCTTGATTGACTGAAGTTAATACTAATGGAATATCGAGTTTGATATCAATAGGTGCATCATCTACAAGTTGAATAGTCGATGTCCATTCAGGTGTAAAAAACGGTAAGATCTGTTCAATGATTCGTGTACCGTCGGTTGTATTCTTTACGAAAATAGAAAGTGAAAAATTAATGTCATACGGGACCGGATTGTAGACATGTTTCTTTTTAGTATTGTCATCGGTAACCGTAGTAACGAAGTTATTACGTGTAGGCAATTTTCTTTCTGGAGCATAATTGAATCCTGTAATCTCAAATCCCATTCTCGGTAAAACGATAGAGAAAGGATTTTCTTGTGGATCTCTGTTACTGTCGATACCATCAATACGAGCCAAGAATTTTTCTCTTGGTCCATACGAAAGTGGTACCTTCAGTGACTGCTTTACATTACCTGCATTATCAGGACGATTGATCCAAATATCATTAAAGAGTGTGCCAAAAAGTATGACATACTTCCTCAATGTATCGTGGTAAAAAGTTCTTCCAAACATTAGTATCGCCCGTCGTCGCTAAATGGATCTGCTTCTGAGAAGTCAATAAATCCATCAGCCAAAGTTTCGAATGTGCCGCCATCATTAAACACATCATCTGGTTGCCAATCAGTTACTACACCCAGCGGACGACCAGTGTTTGCATCCATGATTACATTATTATTTGCATCATATGTTACACCATCATCTGCATCAGCTACAATAGTATAAAGTTCTTGATAATCATCAATAGCAGCAATACCTGTATCCAATTCTTCCCCTGAGTATTCCCATTGTTCACATCTTAAATCATAACATTGTAATGCGCCCATTTGATAAAATACAGGAGCTTCATGTTCTGCAAATTTAATAACGTATATTTTTTCTGTGAGGGGAAAATATAAAATATCGCCTTCTTGTGGTCGTATTTGACCTTCGAAATCGCCTATCGCCTCACTGAATCTTTTATTAGCAACAGTAAAAGTTATTTCATCTCTGATCTGAATATTAAAGCGTGATAAGAAATCTCCTTCACCTTCAAAACCTTCTACATTTTTGATATACATCTCAATTGTGTATGAATCTTCATATCTAGAAATAGAATCAGAATTAAATACATTATCTCTAGCTACTACAGTTCTAGGACAATAGATCATATCATGACCATATATCTTGATCGATTCAATAATCAGATCTTCGATCAGGGTCTGCTCTGGCGTATTTGTAAAATTGTCAAAATACGGGTTTGTGGCCATTACTGTTTACAATTCCTAATTTGTGTGTATAATTAGCTAGTGCTAACCAATCATATCCATTACAGGCAGACTGTAGTTGTTGATCATCTCTTCTTCTAGTTTAGTGATTTCTGCCTGCGCTTCGTCGTAGATTTGTCTACCGTTAAACGTCACACCACCAGGTAATTGAAGTCCTTCGAATTTTGTTAGGTTTGTACCCCATTGCCGTTTGATAAGTTGCGAAGTATAATATTGTAGCCAACGATCGGACCACACATCTGTATATGTTGTTGGATCTACCAACTCGTATGCTTCGACTAACAAATATTGGCCGACTTCCAAATCTCCTGCAGTTTCATCAATATGTAATCGATTACGATGGCGATTATATCTGATCTGTGGTTTACCGACAAGAAGTTCTTGTACTAACGCGAGGTGTTCCATTGTCATATAGTAATCGATCAATGCAACATTTGTAAGTGTATATAAATCGTTTAGCGCGATCTGATATCGGATATTAAAGATATCACCAGACGATGTATTTGGATCACCAATAGGGAAAAGCTTTACAGCTCCAATAATATTTTGAGGTAAATCAATATATTTGTTAGCTATTGTATCATCATCGATGAGATGTTTATAGTATATTTTTTCAGTACCGTCAAAGTGATAGTCCCAATAAAAACGCAAAGCTTGGTCGATCCTATCTTCGACTTGAAGATCGTCTACATTAATTTCGATGACGGGTTTTCCAAGAGAGCGAAGACAATACTCCTTAAAATCATCTCTTGTAGTTGGAACTGCCATTTGTGCTCTCCGTTAATCGTTATTTTATTTATCTAACTTGCTTGTTTAATAGGTAATTGTATTTCTATTTCTCTATCATTTCCAGCTATTACATTTGGTCTTAGTCTTACAACAATGACCTGTGTGTCTGGTTTGATCGCAGTAATTGTACGAGTATCGTTACCATCTGCGTCTGCAGCCAATTTAATCACAATGTGTTGTTTAGCTGCTAGAAGTTTAATTTCTGCATGACCAATACCAGTGACAGTACTTTGACCCTGTATATCATGTGCTACAACAATAACACCACGAGAACCTACACCACTAACAGATGATTGATTCGCAGTTGGTCCATCGACCTTTTTAACTTCTCTTTCACCTATACCGCTTAGACTACTATCATTTCTCGGTATATTATCAGCTTTTTGCGTGATAATTCTTTCAACAATAGCTTTTACTGCAGCAACAGTTGACAATGATGTAAATGTTGAAACAATTATTCTTTCACCTACACCAGAAACAGAAGCCTCCGCCTGCGGTCCTTTAACTACCTTAACTTCACGTTCACCGATCGGAGAAGTAACAACGCAATTACCAGCGACAATATTAATTTCTGTGGTAATAATTCTTTCACCGATACCATTAACAACACAATCATCAGCCTGCGGGATATTATCCGCTGTCTGAGTTATTTCTCTTTCAACTGGAGGCTGCGTTGTAACTGTACATCCAGTTGTTACAAGTGAACCATCATTTGTTTGTACTACTGTTCGTATGCCAGAACCACTAACTGTACTTTGTGGTTTCGGTCCATCTAGTACTTTAACAATTCTTATTCCAGATCCAATAACAGAAGAATTATCAACAATTGGAGATTGTTTTAATGTGATTGTTCGGGTACCAGAACCACTCACTACACTATCGGGTAACTGCGGTATATTATCGGCAGTTTGTGTGACGATTCTTTCAGCTACACCAATTACAGAGCTATCATTTTGTGGTAAATTATCTGCTGTCTGTGTAACTGTCCTATCAGCAATACCGCTGACTGCGCTTTCACCCTGCAGAGTATGATTGACAACAGGAATTTCTCTTTCACCAGGCGATACAACAAACGATTGTGTAAGGCCATCGATACCTGATATTAGTTTAACTTCTCTTTCGACTATTGCGGAAATAGATGAGTCATCAGATACGAGTGCACCAATAATCGTTCTGGCACCTAAACCTTCGCCTGCTATATTACTATTTTGTGATTGTAACGTTACGTCACTAGTGATTATGCGTTCTGCTGTGCCAGAAATATTACTATCAGCAGATACAATCGCAACATCAGTAGTAATAATTCTTTCTGCTATAGAAGATACAATAGAATCAGAAGCTATAAGACTGACAACACTAGTGATTTCTCTGATTCCAATTGAATCTATACTACTATTATTACTAATTAATTGACCGACGCCAGGTATTGTTCTCGTACCAATACCAGAAACAGTAGAACTTCCCTGTACTGAACCAAAACCTTCGCCAAGAGCGGCGATTGCAGTCGTTGAAGAATTACCAGAAGTTAGAGAACCACTACCGATTACAGTTCTTTCAACAATACCGCTAACTATACTGTCTTCACTTTGTAATTCTGATATAGCTACAACTTCTCGTATACCTGAACCAATAGCAGAGCTAGTCGGAATTAATTGACCAATACCTGTAATTTCTCTTTGGCCAAAACCTGAGACAATAGTAGTTGGTGAAATTAACACACCATTAGCAGTATTATCTCTTTCTACATCTCCCTCAAGCAATGAATTTGCAGCTAAGAGATTACCGGATGCGACAATTATTCTTTCAGCTGTGCCATTGACTGAACTATCATCGCTTTGTGGTCCTGATACGACTATTACAGTACGTTCGCCAGTACCTACAGATGAACCAACAGAAACAATAGAACCAACACCAACAACTTCTCTTTCTCCGATACCATCCACAGATGAGTTTTCAGATGTTAATGGTCCTGTAACAATAATAAGAGCTCTTTCAGCAACACCAGATATAGCCGCGTTACTTGAAATAAGAGAACCAGTACCAGTAATAGTTCTTTCACCCACGCCAACTATCGATGTTGTAATACCTAATACACCGCTAACAGACACAATTTCTCTTTCGGCTATACCAGAAACAGAAACATTATTCGATATTAATCCACCAGTAGAAACTATTTCTCTTTCAGCAACACCATTTACTGATGGATTTTGTATTCCTGAAATACCAGATGCTGAAGATTGCGAAGTTCCTGTAGCTGATCCGGATGCAGAAGCATTTCCAGATACAAGAGAACCTGTACCGCTAACTGTTCTTATTCCTGTACCGGTAAACGATGATGTAACACCAATGGCACCAATTACACTGACAACTTCTCTTGTGCCATTGCCACTAAACGAAGATGAACTAACTATTATGCCGCTGCCTATAATTTCTCTTTCAGCGACACCATTTACTGATGTGGTGATAATAAGATCACCATTTGCAGAGATTACTCGACTTCCTGATCCAGTAGAGCTAGAAGTACTAGTTAAAGTACCAGAACCAGTAATCTCACGCTCACCAGTTCCAGTAAATGACGATGTAATTCCCAACGCGCCTACAACAGAAACAATTTCACGAATAGCAATACCACTCAACTCACTATTTTCGCTTTCTATGTTACCGGCAGTGCTAGATATTATTCTTTCTGCTATACCAGATACAGAACTATCGTTAGATTGTAGTGTTGCAGCTGCGACTATTAGATTTCTGCTGCCTGTGCCTATGACTGTTGAATTATTTGATACAGCCGTACCATTACCCGTAATTGTTCTTTCACCTGTACCTACAAACGAAGCAGTAATACCTAATGCTCCGGATATAGATACTACTTCTCTAATACCATCTCCAATAATAGTCGAATTACTAACTACTACGGCACCAGTTCCAACAATTTCTCTCTCACCTATACCAGATAGCGAACTATTGCCCGCTATAAGTGATCCAGACGAAGAAAATTCAAGTGTACCAGTACCGCTCGACGCGGACCCTCCAGATACAAGACTTCCAGAACTTACTATTTCTCTTTCTGCTATACCCGAAACGACTGATGTAATACTAATTGCACCGGCGCCGGTAATCTGACGCTCACCTGTTCCAGTAAACGATGATGTGATGCCTAATGCACCAAGAGTGGAAACAACAATACGTTCGACTATGCCAGATACTGATGCGTCGCCTGCTTCCGCGGAAGCAACCGCAACAACTAAGTTTCTAGCACCTGAGCCGCTAACTGAAGAATTTGTTGAGATTAGACTAGTAGATACACTAGTAATAGATCTTTCACTAGTACCAGATACTATAGAATTATCTGATATTAGCGAAGACGAAGTAGAAGTGATAGTTCTTTCTGATACGCTAGACACAGTAGAGTTAGTTGATTCTAACGTACCGCTACCAATAATAGTTCTTTCGCCTATGCCATCAACATCACTGGCACCAGATTGTATAGAACCAAATACAACTGATCTGCCAGCTGCGCCAGTTCCTGAAACTGATGAATTTCCAGATGCTAGTGAAACAGTGGACGTAATCTCACGTTCACCTGTTCCAGTAAATGATGATGTGATGCCTAATGCACCAGCTGTAGAAACTACTGTACGAGTTCCAGTAGCTGTGACTGATGAATTGTTTGATACAATGCCGGCAGATGCGTCGAGCTCACGTTCTACATAACCGACCTCGACATAACCGTCTACTACATAGAATATATCAGTCATTTATACCGGCCCCCACGCATGAAAAAGACCGACGAATCGGTCTTTTTTTTGTATTAATGTCCGGTAACTAGGTACCGGATATTCGGTACCCTTAAACATTATAAATTAATTGGGTGCAGTGTAAGTTAGTGAGCTAACAGAAACAGTATCACCAGTACCCAGCGCCACAGACGAAAGCTGAATAGAACCTGTACCAACGTCATCTGAGGTTACATCGCCTTCAAAAACAAGATTGCCATTTGAATCTTCAACCTCAAACCAAGTCACAGTACCAGAAGCAGTATTAGAGTCTGCTGTGATAGCTGCAGCTGTCGCTACACCTGAGGCTGCTGCTCCAAATGCTGTTGCACTGAAAGTCAATTCAGCTAGAAGGCTACCACCATCGGCCGTATAAAATTTCAGTTTTCCTGCACTGCCGCCTGCATCGATAAGATCGACTACGGTATCAGCGATCGCGTTTCTCACTGATGTTGGATGTTGTAGTGTCGCCATTTTTTTCTTCTCCTAATTTTTCTTTAGAATTTTTAGTTCGAGGTTTTAAATAGATTTCAGTTACAGAACCATCTGCTTTTTCTATTTTTATTGTACCCGATAAACCAGTTTTTTCCATGTCACACCATTTATTTATAAATGTTTTATCTTCAAAGTTTATTTATTAATAGATATATTCACGCCAATCTACAAGTTCAAAAACATTAGGGATATAGCCGATAGGATAATCTATTTCTATTTCTGGCAATTCTTCAGTGTGCAATAAACCGCAGCTTTCCATGAATAAATATTTTTCTACTAGTGGCTGTAACCAACCCATAAATCCTTTACCAGATTTTTCCCATGTAGAACCTACCGCCACGCCTGACACTCTCTGATCATAAACGTAAGTAGGAATAGATTCATCTAAAGATACCATATTTAATTCACCACGAATAGCAGCATCTTTTAATTCTAAATATTGTATAGTATCTTCACCGACTTTGTGTTCACCATCAAATTTAAACCCGGCGGCTTTCTTCGACATAAATACGACTCTAGAGTGAGTCTCTGAATTATCGATATAATAATAATTAATTCGCGACCACTCAGCATGTAAATTTTCCATTTTTTTAGGATACATGATATAAGCCTGAGCTTTATTTTTAAAAAATTTACTCTTGATTCCATTTTTTCTAGCATTAACTATATATTGACCAGTTAATGCAGTTTGCCAATTATCTTGCTGAAAAAATCTTACTCCCTTACAAGGAATTGTATTCGAATCAGTTTCCCAATCATCTACTACTGTCTTAGGCCACAAAGAAAATTGATTTTTTAAACAGACAACATCTGGTACTTCTTCTAAATTAGCAATGTAATTATAAACCCAAACTCCGTGCGGTGTCAGCCAATCATCACCATCAATTAAGACAGCATATTCATCATTTGATTCTAGAAACTTATCGAGAAAACTATTTTTACCGGTAGATGGTGTACCATCACTTTCAGTGATACAGTATTCTATGCCTTCCTCATTTAGATACTGTTCTGCTTTAGCACTAAAGTCTTCATTTTGAGTATTGATAATAACAAATAAATCTTTTTTCGGTATATTAGACCAATTAGGTGAACAATGTCTTTTTAGTGCAATCAGATTTTTATTTGTCAGTACATAATATTTTAATTTAGCCATAATATAATATTATCTTACGTATTAGCCGTGTTTGCAGATGGTTGATCGATATTCATAGTGGGCCATTCAACTGGTAATTCTATTGGATCATCAGGAATAATAGGTGTATTATCTCTTCTAACTGATACATATTTATAGAGCGACCTAAGCATTTGATGTACGTCAGCGTACGTTGCTGTCCCTACTACATTATCATCTGAGTCTACCAAATTGAATTCAGTATTAGCATTATCTTGACAAAATTCTTCCGTAATAAACGTGCCAGCTGGACCAAGAGAAGTGATAGTTCCATCAGTATTGACTAATGCATATTCTTCGTTAAATCTCATTGATGGATTTAATCCATCAGCTGGAAGGCAATTATTGATGACTATAGATTCAGCCCGTGTATAAATTACTTTTGTTTCTTGTTTGTATCTGTCTGGCACTTTTTTCTCCTTAAACTCTTTTCACATACGGGTTAGCATTATAAGACGAACCGTAACTATTGCCTTTTCTAAGAACATAAGCCCTGTTAAAATATTGATTATCATTGTGCGTTTCAACATCTAGTATAACATACGGATAGGTAGAATTAGTTGTGAATGAAGTACCTCCACTTGCAAAATCGTCAAAACTACCAGAAAAATGATAATTAGATTGATAAACATAATTAGAATAGCTGCCGCTGAGATAGCCTGTCGTATAGCCTCTTACTATTACATAACAATATCCAGCATTATATTGTCTAATGTAATAACCCACTTGATAATTTCCTGGCTCTAGATATCCGAGATAACATACTCCATTTGCAGCAGTGTTTCCGGTAGTTCCACCATTTGCAGCATATTGATAATCTACTCTATTATATGTAGAATCAACATTAAACGCCACTCGCGAAGTAGCACTACCTGTTCCAGCTTCTACTTCTTGTTGATAGCTTTGATCGCCCGAGACGTTGCTACTAGTAGTTGTACCTATCCAACCTCTTGCACCCGTAGCACCTCTATAAGCCGATAAGTTTTTCTGAGCTCCTGATGTATATGATGTATCTGAAGATTGATTTATACTAACTGAAGTTTCTCTTACTTTTTGATCATTAAAATTTAATTGAGCAGAGTTACTTGCACCATGATAAAAACAACGATTAAAGTCGTAGCCTAGTCTTATCTGTCCTGAAGTAGGAATATTATAACTCATTTCTTTAACTCTTCTATTTCTGCTTTGAGTTCTTTGATTGCTTCTATCAGAAGCGGCACGAGTTTTTCATATTGCACTGTCTTGTAATCTTCTCCTGATATCGAAACACCAGAACCATTGTTATCGACGGGCGCGAGAGCTACAACTTCTGGCATCACCTTTTCTACTGTTTGAGCTGATACACCCACATGCATTCTTTCATCATCTTCGAAACCTAATTCTTTAGCTTTCTCATTATGTGTGTAGTAGAAAGTTTCTATGCTATTTATTTTCTCTATGGCATTTTTAATCTTACCATGTTTTGTCTTTAATCGCTCGTCAGAATAATAAGCGTATATATCACCTGTCGCTAGGTACGTACCATTGTTTTGCCAAGTATGTTTAACGGTCGATGCAGACCAACCCCCGAGCTTAAAATGATTATCTGTATCTAGACCTAAATTCATTGCGTACGCGCCCGGTCTATGAAAAGACATCGACGCTGCTGTACTAGTACCAGAGCTTCTCACTGATAGGGTCGTATCATTCGCACCAGTAAATGCTGACGCATTTCCCTTTGTAATAATAATTCCGCTAGGCTGTATACTACCAGTTGTAGTTAGGTTACCCGTTATTGCAAAACCAGTAGAGGTTGTTGCAGCCTTAGCGGCACCATCCCAATATAATTCGGTTGCTCCTCCACGATACCATCGAGTCATCCACACATTATCAGTATCATCATATATACCTGAACCAGCAGCACCATTCGACATAAAGACCCAATCGTCTCTAATTGCATATCCAGCCCATGTTACACCGCGGTCATCATCAACCTTAACTGTACCGTAATTGCCAGTTGCTACATCTACATAAGCAGCACCACCACCGATACCCAACGACGACTGCATGCCTGCTTTATTATTTTTACGAATATAATCGTCGGTAGAAGAAAAGAACACCGTATCTGAGCTGCGTGTTGAACTAGCATGCGACATATTGAGATAGGCTGCACGTAAGTAACCAGCCCCGTGAATTTGTACGCTACTATCTTTCTTGACAATGCCACCATCTTCTAGCAATACTGGATTCCACTCTTGTGGCGCTTCTGCAATAGTATTTAATGTCACGTCTCCTAGAATAGTGAGATCATTGGATTGATAAAACATCTGCAATGCTGGATAAGCCATGAGAGCTGTACCAGATGATGTATCACCCATACCAATCCACGCATAGCCGTCACCTCGATATTGCAGATGCAGTGCGGCTGATCCCGTTGCTGATTCTCCCACATGAATATTCTGATAATAGCTACTTCCACCATTACCGTCAACAACCAAATTAGTGTGGCCACCTCCATCGATAGTTAAATCACCCGTGAGAGTACCACCACTTGTAGGAAGAAAACCTGAAATAGGAGACGATGATAAAATTTTAGATATTGCTGCATCTTTTACAAATAATTTATTTGTGCTATGACCTGACCAGTTCAATATTACGAGAGAAACGTAACCGGTGGTGGGAGCAGTCCATGTTCTATTAAAAGAAACATATGAAGTCGTAATAGCGCCGTTTTCATACCATCCGGAATCACCACCTGAATCTTCTTGGACTAACGTGTGTGACGCAGAGTTTGATACATGTGTTTTTCCGTTGGGTAAATCGCCAGTGTAGTAATAAATTCTGACATATAAACCAGCCGTAGACGCAACATTACCTTTAATTTGAACATGAAATCTCAGTTGTTCTCCTGCTTCTACACGCATTGCTTTATATGCAGCACCAATTGTTGTGTCTCCTGTGCTATGAATTGCTACAGCTCTTTCAGAAAAATCATAATACACTGATGCTTCATCTGAATTACTATATGCTGGATTCCATCCTTGATTTCTTGCATAAGCTTGTTTAAACGTATCGTCGTTACCGCTATGCCATGGAATATAATAACTTCCACTACCATAAAAATATGGAACGTCTTCAAATACCCAACCTCGCCCAGATCCGGGATTATGAGTAAATACTCTTGATGACCCGAGATCATCTCTAGCGATATCTAATGCCCATGGACTACCATTTGTTGGCTTCAGCTGTAACAATGGGCTAGCATTATGATCAATGACTACTATATTTTTAAATTCTGTTTGATATGTAGTATTGATATCACCAGTCCATTGACCAGAGTTATTCCATAAAGGCACTGCCGACGCAAGATTCCAAGAACCAGTGCTATTGCTACTCGCATACCACCTTGTACCATTTAGTCCACTTATTTCAAATAAACAATTATAGGCATTATCTGAGGCATGAACCCACGTACCGTCATCATAATAAATTCCGGAATTAAGATAACTAATACCATTTGACCATGGTAAAACACTACAAACCGTATCATATGTACTGGTTTTACAAGCAATAGGACTGCTTGGACCACTAGTTAATACACTAAGAGAATTTGCTCGTGTGCCAATTGAAGATGAACTATTTGCTGCGATATCAAGACCGGTACTATACATTCCAGTAGATTTAGTACCTGACACTTCTCCAGTCGCGTCATGATACATTGTAACACCTGTATCTCCGCTAAGAGACAAAACATTTCTATTTGTTCCAGCAGTATTTTCTGCTTGGAATCTCATGTAGCCGCCGTGAGTAAATACTCTTGTTACCAAGCGACTATTTGGATTGTCCCATTCTATTCTAGCATCTGCGCCATTGCCAAATCTTAATTCAACATTATCTTGAAATTCTTTAATTCCAGTAATATCTTGAGTTGTATCAGTAGTGACGTAATTACCTGCCGCCTGTCCTGTCGAGGATGTCAAATAACCGGCAGTTGAATGATCCCCCCAACCATATGCTGTATTCCAATTAGATATATCAGTAGAAGAAAAATTACCCGACGTCCATACTGTCGTCCAAGCATTCCAAGTACTACTATATCTGTATCTGAAAAATAAATTGGTTCCGTTATATGGAATGGCAAACTGAGTCATATTCCCAGTACCATCTTTATTAGAGTATTCGAATGAGAATGGATGATAGTAAGTACTACCACCAGGTCCATTGGTGGCGGTGCCTAATAAAAGTGTATATCCACCTCCACTTCTAGCATTTGTAGAGTCATTCCAATCAGTAGTGCCAGAAGTAGTAACTGAACCGAATCCTCCAGAAAGTTGTGCTAGCATCTGGTCATTAACATCACTTCTTAAATATTTGCTTTGTGTTGAAGCAGATGTCAAATACCCAGCACTCGCATGATCGCCCCAGCCGTATGCTGTATTCCAATTAGTAGAATTACCTCCAGTAGCTGTTACTGTCCCATTAACATTTAGATTACCTTCGGTTAATGTCATTCCATTCGTCAAATTAACCGCTGTTCCACTACTGACATTACTTTTCAATTCGAAATACATTGCGGCGCCAGACGTAGAATCTGTATTTACTTCAATACGCGCAGCATTGCCATCTTGTTCTGGTACACCCGATTTATGATTCCAAGTGATATTGGCATTTCCATAACCATCATTAATAGTAAGTGATACTCCACCTGACCCACGTCCAGATGTCAAATTACCACTAGTAGAATATTCTCCAGTACCAGAAGTTTTACTTGACAAACCAGCAAAAGTACCATCAAACGTAGTCGAACCAGAAATACCCAAGTTTGTCAATGCATTACTTTTTTGCGTCGCTGTCAATCCTTGAGCTGCAGTATCAACTCTTAATCTTAATCCTAATGCGTTAGTGACAGTCGTGCTAAAATTAGCGTCATCTCCTAATGCTGCAGCAAGTTCATTGAGAGTGTCGAGTGTAACAGGAGCTGAATCGACGAGATCGGCTATAGCTGTATCAGTATAATTGTAAGTGTTAGCAAGTACTGTTGAGATCTCTCCGTCGACATATGTTTTCATCAAAGTGTTTGAAGAATCAATGGCGATTTGCATCTCGGCCGTATTCGAATAATCAGAGAAATCTACGTTAGCTATTTGTGCATCTACATAAACCCTCATAGCAGTATTAGAGGTATCGATCGCGATTTCCATCTGAGCTGTGTTTGAATAATCAGAGAAATCTACGTTAGCTATTTGCCCATCGACATAAGCAACTGTGGCATATCCTGCGCCATTTGTCAGCTGATTATTATTTGTAGGTATAGTGGGTTTATTAAGTAGGTCACTATACTCGCCGGTAACTGCGACAGCGGCGAACTGTGAAGTATTTCCATTGAGCGCGTCAACGTATGCTTTTGTGACGGCTTGATTAGGATCGGTTGGAGAAGCGGCGCCGAGAGTCAAGACACCGTTGGCGATACCGATATCGCCTAAATCTACTTCGATAGCATTAACCGCGTCAATTTTAGACGTACGTAGATTACTGAGATTAGTAGCGAGTGTACTAATATCACTTTGTAATTGTTGTATTTGGGAATTATCGTAACTCATGAGAGTCTACTCAAATGTATCACAATATATTTATATCATCCAGCTAAAGCAGCGCTTGGTGGTGTGAAATTAGATGTATAGCGGGCTAGACCTTTGGTGATACGAAGATCTGATATGTATCCTGGCCAATATGAATTGCTATCGCTAGCATTTCCCCACCCAATATGAGTTGACTGTCCCACCGCGGCCGAATCCATCCCT